TTAGCCTTCTCCAGAAATGTGTCCGTAAATCTCTTCTTCATCTTGCTGATAAAGTTGAGGCGGCGGGAAGGGAAGCGCACCAGCGTACTCTTCATTGTCCCAGCCATATCGTTTGTCAAGTGACTCTTCGTCAACGAAGAAGCGTCTTGACGGTTTGTCGTAGTAGAGCCCAGCGGAGCTGCCCTCAAATCCAAGCAACCTATCCTTTAAGATGTCGCACAGTACATCGAACTTAATAGGTTCTTTGTACCAGCCGCCACGCTTATTAGGAACGCCGCGCCTATCGTCTTGCGTTACTCTGTACAAACTCAAAATCCTGTGAGCTAAATCGATGATTGCCGATATGCCTTGGATATCCATTTTGTTCAGCCTGCGCATTTGTTCAATTTTGTGCGGGTGTACTACCAAGAGAACCGCGACGTTGTACTTCTTGGCGAAGTCGATGAGCCGTGTAACAAATTCTTCTTGTTTCTGATATTTGTTCTGCTCGTTGGCTTCGAGGTTGACCGACGTCAGGTTGTCGATGATGTGTAGTTTGCACCCATATTTTCTCGTAGAGTCTTCCATAGATTTCAGTATGGAATCTACCTTATGGTCGTAGCCGTCCTTATAGATGAAGAGTCTTCCACGGTAGTATTCGTTCATCGCCTTTTGTGCTTCGGGAGTTACCTTCCAATAAGTCGCTCCGTTGAAGTTGTACTCTCTTACGTTGCGCTGTCCGGCGAGGATGTAGTTAATCCAGTTCTTGCTCTGGAAGTTAGGTAACTCGCCAGAGTAGAGGAAGGCGTTCTTATCTTCGTCCACCGCGTTACATATTAACTGAGAGAGGAACGATGACTTACCAGAGCCGTTGACGCCCGTGACAATTGTGAATGTTCCGTAGAACAACTTCATAAGTTTCTTATCTAAGTCAGGGATGCCAGTCTTTATGCCGTCGATTTGATCCAAGTCAATGTTGGTGATATCGGAGAAGTCCGAGACACTATCGACGGGCGTGTCTTTTGCGTTATGTATGAGTTCGAGTACAGCGTCTTTCCCTTCGTAGTACAAGACGTGGTTAAGGTCTTTCATAGGGAAGCGCTTGTCTTGCTCTGCATCGTAGTGGAAGAGTGGAATCCCGACAACTTTTGTTCTCCAAGAACCAAGGCGGAACACGCATTCCTTTTGCATTTTGATGCCTGCTTCATCATTATCCGAACAAATGATGATGCTCTCGAACTGTTCGAGCCAATCAAAGTTTTCCTCAATCCAGCCGTAGTTGTTTGCGCCAAGTGGTACCGAAACTGCATTTGTGAAGCCTGCCTCGATGGCAGCCATACAGTCAATTTCGCCCTCGCAAATCAAAAGGGGAGAGGTTGTGTTGACTCTGTTCATATTGAAGAGTAGAGGGGTTGTGTCTGCGTCCTTTTGGCACCAAGCTTTAATCTCGCCGTTTGCCTTATCAATCTTATGTGATGGACGATATTTAACGAGGCAGAGAACATCGTTTGTGTCGTAGTAGTTGAACACGATGTTGCCGTGAGCGTCTTCGCGGACGTCAACCGCATCTACTGTGGTTTGTGATATATGTCTTTGAGCCAAATATGTATAGACGTGCTCTTTGTCGTTAAGTGGCTCTTCTTTTGGGTATCTGTACTGATATTTAGTTTTGACGCCTTTCTCTCCGAAAGAGACGGACATCTTTGCTTCCTCGAATAATTTTTGCAGTGCCTCAAGATATGTCATTCCCGTGTGAGTGTACGCATCGATGATATCTGTATTTCTACCGCACCCAAAGCAGTGGAAACTGAATGTCTTTGGGTTGTAGATGAAACTCGGTGAGTCTTCTAAATGCCACGGGCATAGTGCTTTTTTATTTACGGCATCATATTTTTCGAGGTTTAATAGCTCAGCAATTATTTCTGCGTTTCTGTCGCCAAGCTTTGCTTTTGCTTTGAGAATTTGTTCCTTTTCGACAAGAATAAACCTATACCTCCAATGCTATATTTTGCTTTCGCAATACTCGCGATGATTGCACAAGTTCTCGCTAAAGAACTCGTCACACGTCGGTGTGAAATCCCAACACTCACGGATTTCTTTCACCGTCTCTCTCGCCCAACTTAAAGCTTCATTTAAGTCGGACTCGTTGAACGGTATGTCAATCGACATATTTTTTCTGAACATCATAAAGCGAAGGATATCTGGGTATCTACCGTATTTTTTCTTCACAAATAATGCGTACAGATAAAGCTGTCGTGCATATTCCGCTTGTTCGCGCTTGTTCTTGAAAGAACTCTTGGATTTATAGTCTTGTATAATAAGTTTTCCGTCTTTGTCTTCAAAAACTAAGTCGATTACGCCGTTAAAAGTCCAGTCGTCAATTTCGTAATCGAACTGTGATTCAACTTCTAATATTTTTCTGTCATCGTATCCTGCAAAGTTTTTAAGGTACTCAAGCCCTTGATCGTAGTAGAGCTTTCGCATATCTTTGCAGTATTTGGTGGAGGGGAACTTTTCGGGCACTGCCGCGTCAAATTCCCACTCATATATGCCTACCAAATCCCAAAGGGTAAGTTCGCCCTTTGCATATCTCTCCATAATGGAGTGAACTTCAAGACCATAAGAACTGAAGCAATTTCCGATGCCTTTCTTATGGTCTATGTATGTCATCTTGTACCCGTACTTGCAGGTGTGGAATGCTGATAACTTAGAAAAACTATACCGTTCCTTTCTTGGCTCTCCGCTTACCAAGGACAATCGTCCTCAGCCGCGGGAGTAGCTTCCTCTTTCGGCTTATTCTTCTTATTTGTGTCCGCCGCGGGAGTGTTGCCGCTCGCTCTGTCACTACCTTCGATTTCTGCTTCGAGGATGAGGAAGCGGAAGAAGGACTTCTTGCCGTCGTCTGTGTCTCTGCGTTCGTTGGTGAACTTCGACTTTAAGATGATGATGCGATCTTCGCGCTTCAAACCTTTTAAGGTGTTTACCGCCTTACCGATAACGCGGGGGAACCACGACGAGTTGACGTAGTTGCCGTCGTTGTCTTTTTCCGATGTAGTGATTTGAAGGTCAATGTACTTGCCATTTTCGGACGGAGTTACTTTCCATACTTTTGCGTAGATTTTGTTGTCGTTAAAAATCATTTCGTTTCTCCCTTTTTGGATGTCTTTGTGTTATCTTTGGTTGCTTCGAGTTTCTTAAACTCTTCCATAACCGCGCCGCAAATGTCTATCGACTTAATACTGGAAGGGTTGGAGTTTCCGCCGTTGAGCTTTCCGACGACTTCCATAACCTGTTCTTTTGTGAAGCCCTTCTTCATAAGCTCTGAGCCTTTATCGACGACTTCATTAACAGCTTTCGCAAGTTCTTCTGCCGCAGCTTTTTGCTCTTTTTCTAAGTCGTAGTTTTCGGCTTCTTTTTGCTTGCTTCTGTAAGCGTCGGGGTCTGCCTCGGTGGTTGCGAGCTGCAAGGCTTTCATAAGGTAATATCTGTTGCCGTATGTTGCGCCGGCACCGAATGCTTGTGCCGCATCTTCCATCTGTCCGATGTATGCCCATCTGCACTCGAACCTGTCGTTAGGGTCGTCTGTGTTAACCCACGTGTAAACCACTTCGGCTTTGACGATAACCTCGTTGACGGGTACGGTGTAATCGACGACTACATCTTTGCCTTTCTCGTCCTTGACCTTTTTGGTCTTGGGCTTTTCGTATGTATAAGGTTCGACTGTTAAAGTCCCCGGCACAATGGAAGGGTAGAGCATAACTCCGTACTTCTGCATACAAGCCGTAACCTTTGCCTGAATTTCTTCTTCGGGTACATACCTGTAGTTAAAGCCCGCTTTGGTCTTTTGAAGTACGCCGGCTGCGTCGGCAATCTTCAAAATCTTTTGGTGAATGTTTAACTTTTCTGTATCTGGCATTTTTGCCTCCTTTAATTATTTGTCTTCGTTATGAATACCATTAAGTATCATGCGTTCCCAATCTTCGTAACTCACGTCACGTGCCTCGCCATCTGGCGTAGTGAGTTTGGCTATACCTAACTGCAACCCCTTTAATGTGAGGCTAATTTCTTGCGATACTTCGGCAAACCTTCCAAATGCAGTTGCCATATAATCGTTGTCGCTACCGTGATCAATATGTATTTCAGTTACATGATCAAGATTGAATTCGACCTGTCTTCCGTCCTCAGAGCGTACATACACTCTGGCGTCTGAAGGTATAAATCTATGTGAATCGGGTGGCATTATTTTTTAGTCTCCTCAAATAAATTGGATGCTATCAAGTCTGCAACGCTAATGAGTGTTACGAGCTTTGAGTTGTCTTGCGCTTTGCTCAGGCTGTAGTCGCCGCCTTTGGTAGCGGAATCGAAACCGCCCATATGCCAACGTATAGCGAGCAATTCTTCAAGCGAGAGTTTGATGTACCACTGCAAAATAATGCAGCTCTTTTCGCCGTGCCCGAGCGGAACTCTTTCGTCAACCTCGTAGATGTCCTTGACAACCCAGTTGCCATTTTCATCCTTGACGTTGCGTGTTCCGCGCTTATAGTAGTTAACCTTGCAAAGGTCGTGGAAGAGGGCGGTGACCGCGATGGTTTCTTTTGAGTAACCAAGTTGATAGATATCGTTCAATCGTGTGAGTTCTCGGTGTACGTTCAACGAGTGCTCACACAAACCGCCTTCGTAGTTTCCGTGAAATCGTGTGCTTGCTGGTGCAGTGAAGAAGTCGGTGCCTTCGAGCCACTTCAAAAGCTCTTCAATGCCATCGCGCTTAATGTCTTCTCTGCAAATAGATAGGAATGTTTCTTTGCTTTTCATACCGTCTCCGCGTGTCTAAATATGTTTTATAATGTTATAAATTAAAGAGCGATTTCGTCGCACTTAATACCGTTTGTTGTAAGCCATTCAGCCACCAAATGTCTGTGGCAGAAGTCTGTTGGCTTTTCGTAACAGATGAGGGCTATATCCTTGCCGCCGCTCAACGTCAACAGTTCGTTGTAAACTGTTTGAGGGGATAGGGTGGATAAGACCTCATCGTTGAAGTGTTCTATGTAATAGTTGTTGTCGCCGTTCTTTTTCCATTCGCTGAAGAATGAATACTTCGGTGCAAGTTTTTTATATTGAAGTCCGTTGTACCAAATGGGTGCCTTACCGCAAATTGATATCGGAACAACATTTGGTGGAAGCTTGCTGAGCTTCGCAAAGTAGGATGTATAAATCATTGTTCGCCGCTGCACTCACTGCATATCATTGTTCCAAGTTCGGCGTCACCGAGTGGAGCACCGCAACAGACACAAACTTCAGCCATATTACGGAGTTCACGTTTCTGCTGTTGTCTCAACTTATGGTTAAGTTGGCGTCGTGCTGAACGTTTTAATGAGGTAGTGGTACTGTCGAGCCGTGGATCCCAGCCCGCATCTTTTGCTATTGCCTTTTTCGTACTACGCATTTTTATCTCTCTTGCCAAATAAGGCTGATAATATCTCCCCGAAGTTATCCGTCTTTGAATCGTCTTTTTCTTCGTCATTGACAGCTTCGATATCAAACCAGCGCAAGTTCGATGTGTTGACCATTCGTTTACCGTTTGGGAGAGCGATGCTTACCCATTGTTGCGTTGTAAGAGCTTTTGTAATATCGTCAACTTTGTCGGTTGGGATTTCACATTTAACTGTATCGGCGAAATCACCAAAAGCTCCCTGCTGTTTTGCCCCAAAATAAAGTGTAAGTTTAATTTTAACCATTTGTAAGTACTCCTCTGATTCTCATAAGAATTTTGCCAAGCTTATTTTTGCCAGTGCCGTTGCAAACGCCCCATTCTCTGTCGTTCCAATCGTTTCCTTCAATGAGTTGTACGGAGCCAGTGGAGAGGAGCTTTTCCCTCAAATCGGCGTGCTGCTTAAATTTCGCAAGGCACACCTCGTACATGATGTCTTCTTTGACTTGTTCCCAATCTTGACGAAGTTGAACTTGCCGTCCAAGTTTCTTTGCCGCTGACGGGTCAAGGTCGCAAAATTCGCTTGCTCTTTCAAGGCATTTCATTGCGTGGAACGCCGCTTCGTTATTCTTAAATGTGAGACCGAAGCAGGTAACGTCTCTCTCGTAGAAGTTGCTCAGGTAGTAATTGTTTCCTCTGAACTCTGTGATGTCGTTCATAACTTTTTCTCCGTTTATCCTTAAAAGAATTTCTCGAACAATCTCGTCGTATCCTTTAACATCGCCCTCAATAGAGCGGTAGAGGATGTTTCTGTCTTCCAGAAGCGAGATTACCGACGCGCCAAGTGCATCAGACTCGGCTTCAGTTTGCTTGCGTCCAACGGGATTGTACGGCTTAACTCTCAGCAAGAGGTAGTTGAGGTTGTCGTAGGTGTTGAACACATCCATTACAGCTTTGTTAAAGTTTTCTGTAAGTCGTTCGTCGTTGTTGTACATTACACTTAAAGGAAGCGGGCTGTCAGTTACGATAACATCTACCTTACCAGCACAGCGGCTTATCCTGTAAGATTGTTCGCCAAATATGTATGCTTGGTTTCGGAACGCTTCATCGTTGCGTTCCCAAACCTTGTCTTTTGCATACTCGGTTATGAGTTCTGCATTAACTCCTGCCATTTTTATGCAGGAGAAGATATATGCGGCGCCCGTGCTTTTGCCAGCCCCCGGAACGCCGAAGAGATTAACGATAAGTGTCTTGCTCATTTGCGGTTCTCCAAAAACAAATCCAGCATTTTCATTGTGTATTCGGTAGGTTCGTCTACGAAGATGCGTGCGCCAAGTTCTTCAAGGGCATCTTTGTCGTCTTCGTCTATTTGACCGTAGCCATTCGTGTTCTTTGGTCTCAACAAGCCGTCTTGTTTTCCTGATTGTTTAATCTTGAGCGTCGCTGCGTTGTCTGGCTTATATTTATCGCAGTAACCGTGGCAACACGTGCAATTATCTGCTCCGCACATATTGTGCCATCCATCACCAGAGAAACCATAAACGGCATTATATCGGCAAAACTCACAGTTGAATTTATCTTTGTATTGCTCGGCGAGTTGCTTAACGTCGTAATCCCACAGTTCTTTATTGACTTGACCAAGCTCTTTTTCAAGCTCGGATTTCTTATTTAATAGTTCTTGCTTATCCATAGGGTAGGTACCTCTCTTTAAGATGTTGGTGTTCGTTTATTCCAGATATCAGCCGCTTCTTCGCGAGAGTCATAAATCAAACGACCTAACGGTTCATCTGGTTCTGTTGCGATGGGGCATTGAACGCCGTCGGCTTCTTCGTGGACTAACATATAGCCCAACCCACTCCACGGATCGTCTTCGTATTCATCTGGATGAATGTTGCCTTCGTCGTCACAGACGACAATTCTTACTTCTCTGCCACAAAAAGGGCAAATTAACTTTTTGTCCATATTTTTACCTCAATAAAATATCAGTTTTATTCAAATTTATTTGTCGCTCAGCTTAATGCCGGTGCCAATACATTTGAACACAAATCGTATGCTGGCAATTACCGTCGTTGTGATTGATGCCCAAAGAGGCATACCCGTTGTCCAAGCAGCAATGATGATGCAAGTAGTTAGCATAGTTCCCTCCGTATTTTAATATCTTGGCGGTCTCTGGTCGCCATCTATGTATAGTAGGGCGAGCAAAGCCCCACACATAAGACCTAACATAAAGTAAATCATTATTCTCTCCGTAGTAGTGTCTAAATATGTCGTATAATATTTATTAAGGAAGCCGCATCAGCAAAATGGCGGCACTTATCCTATTATGTGTCTAAATATGTTTTATAATAACATAGTAAAAAGAAAATGTCAAGAGATTTTTGACGATTTTCTAAAAATTTTTTTTACATTTTTGCCGTTTTCGATTACAATTTCGTTGTCGGCGGCTTTTGCCTTGCCTTTTGCACCTATATATTATATAATGTATATACAATTTCAAATGAGGTGCTATATGAAAGAGCTTAAACTAAACGAATTTCTTGACCGTGCCGACGACTTTATAAACAATGCGTCGATGGGAGAGGACTTCTATGCTGTACAAACTAATTCAGGCAAGGCAATAATAATCAGCGAAGACGAGTGGAAGATAATGACCGACGCAATGAGAGTTGCTATGGGATGCAACCCTAAGCACTGCGATTGA